CGAAATCCTGATGGCTCATAGAACACCAATTAATAAAATTGGAACTCCAGAAGGAATTAATTTAGCAGCAGCTCGTGATGCAGATAAGACATTTAAAGAGCAGGTATGTCGTCCAGCACAGGATATCCTTGAAAAGAAAATAAATAGAGTTATTGCAGAAATGACCGATGCCCTTGAAATTAAATTCAACGAATTGGCTCTTACAGATGAAGATACTCAATCTAAGATTGATGAGAGATATTTGAGAATGCAGGTAATCACTCCTAACGAAATTAGAATTCGTAAGGGTATGGTTCCCCTAGACAGTGGGGATGAGGTAGTTGTATTAAAGCCACAGCAACAGGCAGAAGTTCGTGCCCAGGCCTCAAATAGTAGAAGACGGGATCAGGAAAGAGAAAATAATGCTCCTGATATTTCTGGGGAAGCCAGAAATCCTCAAGGCGAAGGCAGACAAGTCAACTAACCCTGCTCAACCATTATTTGCCTTATATACAATAACGTTATAAAATTAAGCATATGAATATTGAGAAATCTTTATGGTCTTCGCATGGCGAGAATATCAGCCTTTCTGTTCCATTCACGAAAGTTAATCGTGAAAAAAGAACAGTTTCTGGTTTCGCCACACTCGATAATTTGGATCAAACAGGCGATGTTGTTACATCTGAAGCAAGCCTAAAAGCATTTGAAAGTTTCCGTGGAAACATTCGTGAAATGCATGGACCAACAGCAGTTGGCAAGATGGTTTCTTTTAAGCCAGAAACATTTTACGATCCAAGCACAAAAGAATTTTTTAACGGAGTATATGTAGATGCATATATTTCAAAAGGCGCTCAAGACACTTGGGAAAAGATTTTGGACGGAACCCTACAAGGTTTTTCTATTGGCGGTAAGATTATTGATTCAGAGAATCAAGTTAATAAGTCTACAGGTAAGCCAGTAAGATTTATTAAAGATTATGCACTGATTGAATTATCAGTAGTAGATTCTCCAGCAAACGAACTTTGCAATATTCTTTCTATTCAGAAAATGAATGGAGAACTTATTTTTAAAGGAATTGCTGCAGAAACAGTAACAGAAAATATTTTTTATTGTGCCGATTCAGATTCAGTTTTTATCTCAAAAGATGGATCATATGACTCCCCAGTTACAGGAAAGCCTGCAACATTAATCGGATGGGTAGAGTCAAATGATGTTAACAAAGCAAAAGAAATAGATAGCATTCTTGATTCGTTTAAGAAATCAAGATTTACGTTGCCTGATACACAAACAATTGCAAAACAGGCAAACGCAGAAGGAGGTAATGAAGTGTCAGAAAACACAGAGACAGTAGTAGCAGAAGAAACTCCTGCTGCTGTAGATGAGACAACAGTAGCTGCACCTGCAGAGGATGTAGCACCTGTTGAGACAACTGTTGCTGATGAAGCACCAGCTGTTGACGCTTCTGCTGAAGTTCTGGAAAAAGCAGCCGACGTATCAGAAGTTGAGGTTGATGAACCTGATTTTGCAAAGATGCTCGGTGATCTTAAGGGATTCTTCTCAGACACACTTGCAAAAGCATCTGAGGCAAACGCAGCTCAAGTTTCTACAATTAAAGAAACTGTTGAGACATTCAGCAAGAGCGTAGATACTCGAATTTCAGAATTAGCAGAACAACACGCAGCCCTTTCAAAGGCTGTCGAAGACATCAAGAGCACGATTGATGGTGTAGAAAAGCGTGTCGATGCAGTAGAATCAGAGACTGCAATTAAGAAGTCCTCAGACCTTGGCGGGTCTCAGGAAGTAACAATCAAAAAATCAAAATGGAACGGTTCTTTCCTCGGTTCCGTACAGGAAATTTTTAACTAAACTAAGGTAGGTGAAATAAAATAATGAGCAATGAAACATTAGAAAAGACAGTCGCCGCTGGTACTACACAAACTACTACTATGGTAGGCGATGCTTTCAGTGACACTGGTATCCATCGTGGAAACGAAGGAAAAGGTGGTCTACTAAATCCAGAGCAATCATCACGATTCTTGGATTACATGTTCGACGCAACCGTTATTGGTAAAGTGGCTCGTACTGTTCGCATGAGAGCAGACACCACTGAAATTGACCGTATCGGTGTAGGAGAGCGCTTAATGACAGTTGCAGCACAAGCAGATGATACATCATCAAATGCAGCAGTAACTTTCTCAAAGATTTCTCTAACAACAAAGAAGCTTCGCTTGGATTGGGAGCTTTCAACTGAGTCTCTAGAAGACAACATCGAGGGTGCAGATCTAGAAGATCATATTGCACGTTTGATGGCAACACAGGCTGGTAACGATATTGAGGACGTAGTCCTTAACGGTACAGGCACAGGATCAGGCTTAATGTCTGCATTCCAAGGTGTTGTTGCAAAGTCTAAGGCTACAGCACGTGTTATCGACAACGGTGTAGCAGCAGGTATTTCCCGTGCTACATTCAACGCAGCACTAAAGGCTATGCCACGTAAGTACAAGCAACGTCGTACAGACCTTCGCTTCTTGTCAGGTTCAAACTTGATTCAAGATTACTTATACAATACATCTGGAAATATCCAGAACGTAAACCCACAGGATATTGCTTCAAGCATCATCCGTGGAGACGTAGCTCCAGTTTCAGGTCCAGCAGGATACGTAGCACCATACGCATTTGGTATTCCAATTGTTGAGGTTCCGCTACTTAATGAAACACAAAACGGAGATTACACAGGCGCATCAGGATCACACGGTGACGTTCACTTGACATTCCCAAATAACGTAGTTATTGGTATCAAGCGTGACGTAACTGTATACCGATTCTTCTGGCCACGTAAGGACTCAATTGAGTACACAATGTATACTCGTGTTGGCGTCCAGATCGAGCAACCAGATGCTTGGGTAGTTGTAAAGAACGTTAAGGTCGCTTCCTAATTTAAGGATTTAGATCTGCAATTAAAAGTCCCCCCAGTAACCCTGGGGGGCTTTTCATTTTAATTTCTTAATGCTATAATTGATTTACACGGAACTAGGAGAATAAATGTCATTTGAGACACTGAAGGTATCTGACCTTAAAAAGATAGCCGAAGATTTTGGGGTCGACATAGATAGTTTAAAGAATAAAACAGATATTATTGCAGCACTCTCAGAAGAGGGAGTCACTTGGGCGGTTTATCAAAAAACCGTAGCTATACTAGAAGAAGAGACAGAAGACATGGCAGACTTAACAGTCGTAAAGAACGAAAAGAAAGAGCAGTCAGAAGAGGATGTCCTTGTTAAGATGGAAAGAGATAACTTCCATTATGACATTTTAGGATTTAGTTTTACAAAAGAACATCCATTCGTTGCAATGAGTAAAGACAAAGCTCAACAAATTTTTGACAAGGAGGACGGGTTTAGATTAGCTACTCCTACAGAAGTACAGGATTACTACCACTAATCTTCCCCGCAATAAATGGAACTATACATAGGGTCTACTAACCCAGTAAAGCACAAAATCTTTTGGAGAGGTGAGCCAACAGATGCTGATGCTCTTCCAGTAGTAACCGTTTATGATGTTAGCCAGGATCCATTAAGTCCAGTTAACCCCTCAACAATACTATACACACTTACTGCAGAAAGACTTGAAACAGAAATCGGTGTATACCAAGTAGCTCTCCCAGTAAATGCAACTTTCAAGTCAAGAGACCTAAAGTTGACATGGAGCTATTCAGTAGCTGGATCTGCTCAAACAAGATCTCATAAACTTTATGTTGTTCAGCCATACGTTGACTTAGCTCAAGCATATGGCTCTTTGGATTTTGGAAACGACCCATCAGATCCTAATTACAAAAACTATGAGCAAATCACAGAGGCGGAAAGATATGCACGTAAGGTTATAGAAAACTATACAGGGCAAAAATTTGCTTTATCTAATGAAGTATATTCTCTGTACGGATCTGACTCAGACACACTGGCTTTACCAGCAAAAATTAATACATTACATCAGCTATACGAAAACGACGTTTTGCTTATAGACAATATTAACAATATTGACAACTGGAATTATCAATTGGATATAACAGAAAGCGGATTTGGTATTCGTGTAAATAGAGCAGCCATGATGGACAACACAGTATATACCGCAAATGGCATGGTTCCTCCGTCAATTCACGACTCATCAGGAACATTTAATCTAGGATATAGATATAAAGTATATGGATCATTTGGATATACAGATATTCCAGATGAAGTAGAATCAGCAACTATAGAGCTAATGCAAGACTTTTTCTCTAAAGATAATCTATGGCGTAAGAAATATGTAAATAAAATCTCTACATTTGACTGGGATTTTGAATACGGAAGTGGAGCAACTTCTGGAACAGGAAATCTGTATGCAGACCAACTGCTTTCAGACTATGTCCTTTCTAAAGTTTTATTGATCTGATGCAAGGAATTATCGAATCAGTATTATCCATGAGAATGGATGTATACCGTCAAACCGATGAGCAGGATCCTGATACTGGTGCCATAAAGAAAGCCTGGATATATCAGAGAACTATAGATTGCCATGCTAAGGGAGTCATTAGTAATTCTGCAACAACTAGATCTAGCGATAAGCAAGTTTTTGATAATCGATATAAGAATGATCAACAGATTCAAGTAAGAACAGTTGATAGATTGACCTCAAGAGAAAAAATTACAAATATAAGAGATCAACACGATGTTCCAATTTGGACCGAAATTAATTTTCCTACAGAAACCCCAACCGTATTTGAAGTTGTTGGAGTCACTCCTATAACAGATCCATTTGGAAGAACTATTGGATACAACTCAGCAATGCGTAGATCGGAGAATCAACAAATTGGACAATAGCGCTATGTTGGTTCAGGCTGCCAGTGGTTTAGAAAGACTAATGGCTGGCACTAAGGGCGATTTAATGAAAGATAGCACAGTAGCTCAAATATCTGCATATGTATATTACAACGCTCAAGTTATTTCTAAATTGACAACAAATAAAGATTTCCAGTCTAAATTCTCTAAAACAATATTCACACAGATAGATAAAGACTTTGGTGAGTATATAGACTCATTAGCAAGAAGCCGTCCCAAATCTTTACACCATGTGTATGAGTGGGGAAGAGCTGGAGACAAAACAGCCAGACTATTTGATCTAAACCTAGGATCCCAAGATGGGCTATCATTTAAAGTTTCATATTCATTTAAGCCTTCTACATCATTTGTCCCAGCTTCATCTAAATTTAGA